GCAATCGTCCTAGCCCGTCCTCACTTGCTACGCGCTCTGGTCGGCAGGTCCCATCTGATACAGGAAAAGCCTTGCTCGACACTCGCAAAACTTTGGTGCTGATAGTCTTGATGTGTTCCAGTGGGTTTATGAGCCTTTGGTGTGGTTAGTCTCTGCGAGGCTGATTCTTGCAGGACGAGGGGCGGCTCTACATATTTTGGCTTGGGCAGTTAGGGACACTCGCCAGTCTAAGCAAGTGCCCAAGATCGCCAGTGGTGGGTGGCTCGGTGCTTCGTCGTCGCTCCGCAACTCCTTATATCTCGGTGACTCCCTTCGGTCGGGGCGATGCCCAATCCGCTCTAACCATATACGGCTTTGCTCATCGCTATCTCAAACCGTAAAACAAATAGCCTACGTTCTTGAAGCTGCTCAAATGTCGGTGGTCCAACTAAAACGAACGCGCCAAGCGGGGAGTTATAGACCGCACGATTAAACCGTTCCGGTGTCATCTTCATTGTCCGTTTTCCTTATTCAGATAGTCAGACAGCATTCGAACACCACTACGAAAGAGATCGTAAACAATGATGACTATGATCGCGTTAAGCATGGAGAGATGGTCAAACAGTTCGATGATTTCGAGCAGTTGCCCATGGGTTACGTATTCGTTCATTAGCTTTCATCGCCTCCAAACAGCCCACCAACAGGCTTGAGCTCAATGTCTGATTTCTGGTTTTGCGCAATCTGCTCATAGGGTGAACACGTCACAAAAAAATTAGATTCGCCGTCCGATAGCTTCACTAAGCAATCGTCGAGGAATTCCATCTGAACGCCGACTTTCTTTAGGAACACATCATCAAGATAAGACACACCTCTAGGTGTGGTGATTTCGAAATGAACATTCACGTAAACCACCTTTTTCTTGTACCAGCGCTCAACCGCTGAGACATAGATACTTTCAGAATTCGATAGTGGGAACCAAGCTGGAACCGAGCCTACATCATAATAAGACCGACCATCGCAACCAACGCCCGAACAATCAGAACCACCAGAACCCACGACAGAATGAACCGCATGGTTTTGATTAGGGCGCGTTTGACGGTTTGAAGATGAAACAGCACCTTGCTGCGAAGTTTGATGAGCTGGCGTTCCTTGCGAAGATGTCTCCTCAGAACCAGAAAAAATACCAATAAGCGCATACGTTAAATATCCCATTGAAAGAACGAAGATAGCCACAGCGGCTAAGAACTTAGGATTAAGAAAGATGTTCTTACCAAGCCCTGACTTAGTGATTTGCCCAGTCACCGTAGAGGCATAAAGCAAATGCACATCGAGAGGGACTTTCAGGTTGTAAACCACATCATCTTTACTTGGCACCGTGACAGTACGAAGCGGGTCATGCTCCAATATTCTTGGCTTACGATTAGAAAAGAAGATCCCGTCTTTCCCTTTGTGTTGCTTTGCCAGCTCGGCGACGCCTTTTAACTCTTTAGGGATTTGAGCGAAGTCGGGCGTCAGTAACACAATGTCCCAGTTGTAATGGCGATGCTCCATAAACGCGTTGTTGAAGTTTTCGGGATAGATAATGCGTCCTTGCTCATCAAAGCGGGTACGTTGGCAGTCATCGACTTCACCACGGTCTAAACTGGATGTATCTACAGTAAGCCAGCGAGAATGGAAGATTTCTGAAAACCCTTGCGGTAAGTGAGGCTCAAAATCAGAGAAAGGGCGCTTGTGTATGTTCGCCATCTTGAAGCCAGCATTGGTGGAATAGATTTGCTGACACTCATCGATGAGGATAAAAGAGCCAATAGGTGCCCAGCAGAAAAAGTACTTCCAAAGCTCGAAGCCGTCAGGGTTTCGAGAGCTAATGCGGATAAGGCGCGCACTATCAGGAAACTTCTCACCGAGTCTTTTCTCGATCACTTCTAAGGGCTGCATACCATGAATGTTGGTAATACAGACTCGACCTTCACGAAGTGCCGGAAGTAGGTCAAACCATACTGCGCATGCTGATTTGTAAGAGCCGCCATGACCGTATCGAAATGAAGTTGCCATGTTATCACCAGTTGAAGAAGCGCATGACAAGCGAAGCGGCAAACGAGTCAAAGATAACCCGCAAGCCAGACGTCACCCCGTACTGAGTCAGGATGTAACGCACGTCAGAGGGAAGGGAATTGAAATTACTCTCAATCAAGGTATAGACGCCATAGTCTGCCAGTAACGTCTGCGCGATCCTCAATGAAATCTGAATCGATGCGATTTTGATATCAAGCCAAACGGAGATGCACCACAGCGCACCATACTCGACACAATTAATGATAAGGTCAGGGATGTTTTGAATGAAGTCGAGCAGCGTTTGACCAACATTGGCAATGAACTCCAAAGCTGCGTAGATGTAATCCATGTTATTTACTCCTAGGACCAAACAAGATCCAAAGTGCTATCAAAGCGCAGATAAACAGCACCACTGGGCGAACGTAGCCAGAGACCGAATCGAAACGTTGTAACCCCGATTCAACCGTGGTGCCTTTAACGGTGAATGACTTATCACTGAGTGAGCCGTTATTAAAATTGGTGCTGATAGAGACCAGACCTTTCACTTGGTCGACGTAATCTTGAATCGATTGACGCTTGTCGTGAATGGTTTCGTTTATCGATACGAAGTCATCTGAAGAGAAGATAACCTCGGCAACGTCCTCACCATTGGGAGAGCCAAAGTTACCGCCCTTAAGCAGTCCTTTGATGTCATCTAAATTGCCGTTCAAGTCGCCAACGGAAGCATCAAGTTCTTTGAGTCCTTTGACGGTTGCGTTGGTGTTCTTATTGACGGCGGTGGTGATGTCACCATTCGCTTGTTGGATGAGCGCTTTGGTGTTGTTGTAAATTTTGTTGTCGTTGATTTGCTGCTTTTGAATGGCTTGCGTGTTGCCGACCACCGAGGCTTTTAGGTCAATGACCGCATTGTTAATCTTGGCGTGGGATTCATTCACATCGATGTTTAAGTCATGAATGCCACTGTTCACGTCAGCATTAAGCCCTTTAATCGCGGAAAGAACTGCCGTGTCTGTTGAACCATCGGTGTCCGGGTCTTCCACATCTGGCTTGTCATTCACATCAGGAGGCGTCACCGTATTGGTGGAGTCATCGGGTAAGACGCTTGGGTCTTCGATGTCACCCGTAGGGTCATCAGGTTTATGTTCAGGGTCGTCAGGATTATCTGGATCAAATGGCTCATCTGGACCATTCTTTCCCCAAAATAGTGTGCCGCCATCGCATTGTTTTCCAGTAAAGACAAACTGTGACGTGCAAGTCGTGTTTTGCGTAAACTCACCAGAATCCGCATCAGTACATACCGTCACTGAAACCGGAGGACGACGCAGCTCACACCGAGTAGCACCGAAATCACCATAACAAGCGCCAGTTACTTCAGGCCCATAAACATACGCTGACCAATGAAGCAGCTTTTGTTCATCAACAGACTGCTTGAACTGGCAAGCATCCATACAAGAGCCGTCAGGGTTTTCACCAAACTCACATTGGGATTCACACAATCGGGTAGTCGGATTGTATTCCTGATTTTCAGGGCAGGTATCTTGAAACTCCCAGTTAAACCAAATCCGATGTTGAACCGAGTTACGAGTATAAATAACCGAAGCAGAAGGACCGATTTGGATAGAAATACAGTTGATGCCGTTAGGCAAAATCTTCCTAAGAGGAATGGTTTTATTACCCGAGGAATAACCGATATAAGAGCCCACACCGATGTTCGCACATTGGCGAGCAAGCGGCTCTTCAGCGCTGTTAACGAAGCTGGTTACCTTGGCATAAAAGACTTGGTTAGCATTTGCGTAAAAGGACAGCAAAAGTAACGGCAGGATGTGAAGTAGTTTTTTCATAGAACAACCAAGAAAAAAGGGAGCCGAAGCCCCCTGATTCACTGATTAGTGAGTATTGATGCCACTCACAAAGCCATGGAGAAATGCCCCCGCAAAAGCAACACCTAGAACGATAGCGAGAACATCCCCAAGTAAATTACCAGATATCGGAGGCATAGAGACGAACCGTTACTTACGAAGGAAGCCAACAATCATCGTTACACCAAAGCCCAGTGCCGCCATACCGATAAGACCTGCAACCGTCAACGATACGTTAGCTTGACCACTGGTTGTGGCAGCCGTGATGGCATCGGTGATGCCGTCAGCAAATGCAGGCGAAACCGACGCGACCATAAGCGCAGCACCCACCGCGACTTTCTTGTTTACCACGGCGCTTTTTACGTTATTTACAACAAGTTCTAGTTTTTTCATAAGAATTACCTTTTACTCATAAGGCGAACAACACGGCCTGACCAATGACCAACAATCATGTTGACCAAAAGCACGCCACTTACATATAAGAACAGGTCGCTATTGAAGGCGACAGGCTCTTGATATTGATTGAAGTCAGTGACCGACATCATCACGTAAGAACTACAGTGCTGAGTAGATTCTCCAGTGGCTTGAAGCCAACCACGACGAGTAACATCGACACAAATAGGCATGGATTAACCTTGCGCTTTCATTGAAGTTTCAAAGTGCTTCTTGATTTCTTGGTCGACGGGGATCAACTCCGTCACAATCGCACCGGCCAATGGGTCGTCTGGATTAATTTCCAAACGCAGCTCGTATTCACGGCGAGGAACAAGCGCACCAGTGCGTTCAAGGAGCAGGGCGTAAGTATGATCAATCATCAAAGGTTGATCCCATTGAGGGTTAACATCACCCGATTCGCCAATGGTGCGACGCTTGAATTTCTCCGAGTTAATTTCACGTAGTGGACGTGACACGTTCAGTTGCGCACTGTCACCACGCGCTGAGTTCCAAGTGATGTCCATGCCTAGAACAAAAACAGATTTAGCCATTTGTTAAGTCTCCAATATGTGAGTCACCAACTTGCCGTAGGTATCGGGGAAGGTGAATTTCGTTCCATCACGGACAAGGGAACCGACCACGGTTTCAATGTCACCCTCATGGAATTCGATTAAAGAGTTGAGAATTTTCCCGTACTGACGACGCATCCAGTGAGCCGAAGCCAACAGGTCTAACGCCGCGCGTTTGGTCGGGACAGGTTTTGTATTGAATTTCTTTGCGGTAGAAATCGACGCAGAGAAGTCATTCAGTGCAGCGAATGCACCAGCTGGGTTGAGCAAAACGTCGATGTTCCATTTTTTAAGTTCTACCTCGGAGCGATACCAAACCAACCCCGTGTTCGCGAGTTTCTGCTCAAGTGCCTTGTTGTAGACACGCCAGTAAATGCGAGAGGTACGAGAGCCAATCGAATATTGCTCTTTGGTGTAATCAGGACGACCATCGCGATAGCCCGCAATGGTGTGGTCAACATGCAGCACTGGACTGCGACCGCGTTCAGCCGTTCGAAATGCATTGTCATTCCAAGCCGTGCGCGCGTATTCACAATCAAAAATCCCGTCGTAATCGTCATAAGCGAGGTCAACACGCGCCAGTGTTTGCACACCCAACACGTTAGTCAGCCAATCATGCAGTGACCAAGGCGCGCGACGGGCAAAGACATGCTTGCAGCCTTTACCATTAATCTGAAAATGCACCGTGTCATTGTTGCCACCGATACCAACGAAACCGCAGAAGTCTTCGCCATTCGCTGAGGTGAGTTTCATGGATTCGGTGTAGAACTGAAAAC